TATTCGATATGGGAGCATAAGTATGGCAACAAGGCGTAATTTTTTCAAGTATCTTGGTCTTGCTGGTGGTGTTGCTGGCGGTGGTATTGTAGCCGCCGCCGCTGTTCTTCCTGATGCTGATAAGTGTAAGGCAATAGAAGAAATTAAAGCCGCTGGTTACAATGGCAAGTTAAACATTGGCACTGAGTATGGTGAACTTGCATCACCAGACGGCACTATCAGTTGTGGTCCCAAATTTGTTCCAGGAACACAAAAGCATGTAACCGCAAGTATGACCGTCGGTCCTGATGGCGAGATGTACTTGATGACAAACGGAAAATGGCGTAGAATAGTGACTGAATAAACAATCAGGAGTTACATTATGAATGAAGCGTTGTGGGTTGAAAAATACCGTCCTCATACTATTGCCGATTGTATTCTTCCTGATGAATACAAGGCAACTTTCCAATCTTATGTTGATCGCAAAGAGATTCCCCATCTCTTGCTTTGCGGTGGTCCAGGCACAGGCAAGACCACAGTCGCACGTGCATTGTGTGATGAAATTGGCTGTGATTATCTAATGATCAATGGCTCGGATGAATCAGGCATTGACACATTCAGAACAAAGATCAAAAACTATGCCAGTGCAATGTCAATGACTGGTGGCAAGAAAGTCATCATCATTGATGAAGCAGATTATCTAAATCCAAACTCAACTCAGCCAGCCATGCGTGCGGCAATGGAAGAGTTTGCGCATAACTGTACGTTCATCATGACTTGTAATTTCAAGAATCGTATCATTGAACCATTGCATAGTCGTTGCGCTGTTATTGAATTTAAACTGCGCAAAGAGGATAAGCCAAAGATGGCTGCTTCGTTTATGAAGCGTGCTGCTGAGATTTTGGCGAATGAAAAAGTTCCTTATGATAAGGCAGTTCTTGTTGAAGTTGTCAAGAAGCACTTCCCAGATTATCGTCGCATTCTGAATGAACTTCAGAGATATTCTGTTAGCGGTAGAATTGACACTGGTATTCTCACGAGCATTGCTGATGTTTCTTTAAATGATCTTGTGACGTCACTCAAAGATCAAAACTTCAGCGCAATGCGTAAGTGGGTTGCTGACTTTGGTGGTGATGATCCTGCAAAGATCTATCGTAAAATCTATGACAGTCTGTATGACATTATGGACAAGTCTACGATTCCAAATGCTGTGCTAATCCTCGCCAAGTATCAATATCAAGCAGCGTTTGTCGCCGATCAGGAACTGAACCTCACCGCATGTCTAACCGAGATGATGGTGGAGTGTAAGTTCAATGGCTGATCTATTTAAAGAAATCATTCCGTCTATTCTACAGACGAAAGAATATGCGCTCCTGACAGAACAGGATGAAAAGACATATTCATCGTTTATGGTGAATCGTGCACTCTCATTTCATCGCGATACCGTTTTATTCGCAAATGAGATGAATAAGTACCCGAATCTCGATAATAAACTCAAATATGACTTTCTCCTAAATATAATACGAGCCCAAAAGCGTCCATACTCAAAGTGGCACAAGAAGGCTAAAAGCAGTGATTTGGAAGCGGTCAAAGAATATTATGGTTACTCCGATGCAAAGGCAGAGGAAGCATTAAAAATTCTAGACGACGCTCAAATCGAATTGATAAAAGAACAATTATATAAGGGTTAGAACATGAGCGTTGATAAACTAGTTGAAGTCACTCTTGGGCAGCAGGATGATTTTCTAAAAGTTCGCGAGACACTCACTCGCATTGGTGTAGCAGCAAAAAACGATAACATCCTATACCAATCCTGCCACATTCTTCATAAACAAGGAAAGTATTATATCGTTCATTTCAAGGAACTCTTTGAATTGGACGGTAAGCCATCAAACATGTCAGATAATGACATTCAGCGACGCAACACGATTGCGAATCTAATGGCTGAGTGGGGACTAGTCAAACTCGTAGATCCAGATAAGACAAAGGATAATGTCGCACCATTAAGTCAGATTAAAATTCTTCCATTCAAAGAGAAGAACGATTGGCAATTGGTTTCCAAGTATACAATCGGGAAGAAAAAGAAGGAAGGATAATTTATGCTTGTGATGAATGTGTATAAACTTCGTGATGATATTGAACTTCCAACATACGGCACTTCTTTAGCAAACTGTTTTGATTTGTCATTCCAACCAACATCAAATGTTGTAAATGGATATGATTCATTTAACGCACCTGTTGAAAGAGAAGTAAATGGATTTGGTGAAGTTTCTATCTATCCTGGTGATCGTTTATTGATCCCAACTGGATTAATTTTCAAAATCGAACGTTATGTTACGATTGAAACATTTGCAGACATTGCACGACATGATGCTGAACTTCCGCTTCAGAACTATAGCATTCGTCTTCATCCTCGCTCAGGACTTTCGCTTAAGAAAGGATTGATCCTAGCAAACAGCGAAGGCATCGTTGATGTTGATTATCAAGAAGAAGTGTTTGTGCTTTTGACAAACGTTTCCAAGATGCATCAGACAATTCGTCGCGGCGATCGTATTGCTCAGGCTGAAGTTGTATCAAACAATCCATTCGCATTTAAAGTTATCGCATTAAGACCAGAGAAGCATTCTGAAAGATCTGGTGGATTTGGTTCAACTGGGATTTCGTTGAATACAGAAACTCCGCCAATGGAAGAATGGCACGTCGACGGACCAACAGAGTTTCCTAAATAGAATTGGAATGCCCATTTGGGGTTCCGTTTCTAAAATGTCACTTGCTTATTAAAGGAGTACACAAATGACAAATATCACTACACTTTCGTCAACCTACGGACTCGATCGTCTTCTACCAACCGCTCTTGGGTTTGAGAATTCGTTCGCAGCTCTCGATAATGCTGCTCATCTATTTACAGCATCTCAAACTGCATTTCCTCCAGTGAACATCGTCAAGAAAGACGAATACAACTTTATCATTGAACTTGCAGTTGCTGGATACAAACAAGATGAGATTGAAATCACTGCCGAGAGAAACTCTCTCAAAGTCACAGGCAAAAAGTCAGAAGAAGAAGATCGCAATTATCTTGTAAAGGGTATTGCTGGTCGTAAATTCTCACGCCAATTTGTTTTGTCTGACACAGTAGTGGTTCGTGATGCAAACCTTGCTGATGGTATTCTTTCTATTGAACTAGAAAATGTCATTCCTGAAGAACAGAAGCCTCGTAAGATTGAAATCAAATAATGCAATCACTAGAAATCTTTATCTTACTTTTAATTGGTGCTTTTAGCATCGCATATTTCTTTAGAGATAAATCTAAAAATAGGGAAAAAGAAGATAACTGGTTTCTATAACTGAGAAAACATATTATGCATAATGATGAATTAACGTGGGATGAATTGTTTATCTTACAGGCTACTCTGATCTCTCAGAAAAGCAAGGACCCGTCGACAAAGGTGGGGTGTATTATTGTCAATGATGATAATGTCATCTTGTCGACGGGTTTTAATGGATTCCCTCGAGGAATCGAAGAAGATTGGAAAGATCGATGGAAGAGTCCAGAAAAGTATCACTGGGTTGAGCATGCTGAACGCAATGCAATCTTCAACGCCGCACGTGTTGGTGTTTCACTCAACAATTCTCGTGCATATCTAAACTGGGAACCAAAGCCATGCGCTGATTGCACACGCGCATTGATCCAAGCAGGAATCAAGGAAGTCATCGGACCAAACCGACCATTCTCTGGTAAGGGTGCAGGAAAGCATTACTCGATCGAGCACGCAGAAGTCATGCTGCGCGAGGCTGGTGTTAAAATTAGAACATGGGATATGCCAAAAGAACTCATATGAGTATACACGACCCTCATGAATTCATAAAATATAAATTGTCAGCTGACACTCATGTTCGCGATGGAAGAAATCTATACGAACATTTATGCAATGTTGAAAAAATTCTCAAAATTTGTGGATGTGATGACAGCGTTTGTTTAGCTGGATTATTTCATAGTGTTTATGGCACATCAAAATGGCGTCATGAAAGTATTAGAGATAGAGAATTGGTTAGAAGTATCATTGGAGAAAGAGCAGAACATCTTGTTTGGATTTTCAGTAATGCAAAAAGACCATTTTGTTGGTTGTTTGGAGAAAATATTCCAATGACTGATGGATCATTTGCTCGCGTTGATCGTGATACATTGCATGACCTTCATATGATTGAGGGTGCGAATCTCCTCGAGCAACAGGGTGGGTTGGTTGAGATACTTTCATTCGCCTCTATGCAGAGCCCAGAGGAACTCCGAGGAGAGAGATAAGGGTATCGGGAACCCTAAAACAACGCCGCTCTCTCGGCTCTCTCCTCGGCGAGAGAGGATGCCGTAAGTTATTGATTTTATTCGATTTTTCTCTGTTGTGTTTTCCTGTGATTCAGGTAGAATATGCAATATGAGTAAGCAATATCACTTTATCGACGCCCAAAACGACAAGTTCGGTGCCCGACACACACTCTGGCATGTTGGGAATTATCACTATCAGATTGAATGCCGCTCTACTGGCAACAAAATCGACCTTCCTGACACCAGTTTCGAACAGGCAAAACAGGTGTTCGAGGACGTGCTCGTAAGTTATTGATTTTATTCGGTTTTTTCCTATTGCGTTTTTCTTGGTTTCAGTTAGAATATAATTATGAAAAGCGAAAACACTATTGTAAAAATCGGTGACGTTGTTAAGTCTCTTGACTTCGTTGGTATCAATGACTGTTATTATGTCGGTCTCGTGGTCGGCATCAGCAAGATGGATGGCACTTTCCGCGCCAAGACCATCAAGCGTGTGTGGCAGGGTCAGTTGGACAAGAAGTTTCCGTCTGACTTCTTCACTGCTCCGCTTCCTGGCAATTCTTTCTTCGACGATATGGCTGAAGAAAAGGGTGTCGATTCTCGCGTGCAGGTGGTTGCCTAATGAACATCGATGACCGACATGGTAGTCCGTATGATCGTGGTCGCGCTGACAGTTATTATCGTCGCGCTCGAAGTCCGCACTATATGAAAAGTGACATCAATGGTTATGTGACTTTCAATAGTGCTCGCGTGTTCGAGAAAGAAATGACTGCGAAACAAATTGTTGAGTACAATCTTGGCTTCGACGTGAATGAAGCAGAACAAAATTTTAAGGAGTGGGAATAATATGAGAAAGCAAACTGAAACTTTGCTGAGTGAGGCGATCGATCTGGTGAACGGTGTCGATCATGTTCTGGCGAACACCATGACTCAGTATGATCTGAGTGCCAAGGATTGCTACAACATGGCAGAGAAACTTGAGCGTGCGTGTCATGCACTGCTTGTTGTTGGTGATCGCAAGACGCAACAGGATCTGAACAAGATTCCGATGGGTGAAGGAGTGCCGTTCTAATGGGATACTTCAAAAATTTAGAAATTGATGTCATTGAGATGTATCGCGTTGATGGTCTCAAGGAAGCAGAGATTGCAAAGATCACTGGCTTGTTATTGAGTGAAGTCAACGAGATTCTTGCTGCGTATGAGAATCGCGATGCTGACTACAATGAATATGATACTGACATGGTCAGTTACGATGATCTGTCTTTTGATCCAGGTGACATTGACTACAATGCGGAGCATTACTAATGGAAGACATGATGACAGAAAGCGAAATCTTTGCACTTTGCGTTAAAATGCAACATCTTGGGTATGCAGTTATTTGCTTCACTCCAGAAGAATTGCGTGGTGCAGATCCTGGTCATGTTCAAGATCGTTTGGTTGAATTGGGTTGGGATGTAATTGATACTCTTGCCACTGAACCACGTGAGGGCGAATAATGACAAACGAGTATCGTCGTTCTGTTCTTGCCCCCAAAGAGCGAGTAAAGTTTGATCCCCGCAATCGCAAGCACATGCTTGATTTTGCTAAATTTGTGAAGTATAATAGTTGGACAAACGGTTGCTCTTATTTCTTAGAAGATCCATACACGGATATTCCTTCCATGATTCGAGCAAAAATTGCTGATCACACATTATCTAAACTGGTGGAAAAAGTATGAGCGAAGGTGACTTTGAAGTATTAACACTCGGCACAATCGAAGAACTTCGAACTCTTCGAAAATTTGCAAAAGAAATGATTGCATTCAGTAAAATACATGACATGCCTCTGCCGCATGAGATGCGTGTAGGAATTACTGCATTAGAAGAGTTTTATCAAAGTCACATTGAGAAGTATCCGCAATGATGGTCTACTGCGCTGCGCGTTTCAAACCAAAGAAGAAGCGCAAACCGAAAGGTATCATTGCGAAGAAGTATAACAAGTCCTCGGCGATTCTCGGTGTTGAGAAGTTGCCGAGTTTGTCTTATGGTTCACGAGTTGGGGCTGATGCTGCTCGCAGTGTTCAGTCGCTCAACTCTGATAAGATCTTTACAGAAAAAAGAGAGAGCCTGATGTACACAGGTTCTTTGGTGAAGGGTATTGCTACGATGCACAAATCAAACGCAGTGCCTGTAATCGACGAAGAGCAAATGAAAGATATCTCTCGCATGAGGCGAGGCTAACATAGGAGATTTTTTATGAGTATTCGTTCAAAGGCTATTATTGAAACTGCTAAAACACTTGCGGCATTAATTGTTGCTGGTGTTGCATTCTATTTCATTCTTGATATTCTTGGACCAACAGTTGGGTTGATTCTAATGCTTGTTTCTTTGGTTGGATGGTTCACTTGGCTAACATATGATTTTTATGTTCACAAGTTCACTCTCCAAGATAAGTGGAAACTCTGATCAGTCCTTGTAAGGGAATCTGCAAATTAGACACCCAACGTGAGTATTGCGTTGGGTGTTTTCGCACAACTGCAGAAATAACTGCTTGGACAAAGTTGCCTTTGTTCGAAAAAGAGCGTATAATCAAAGAATGTAAAGAACGCGAAGAGAATTTTATAAATGATGGGAAAATTTCTTTGTCTAATTGGAATTCATAATTGGGAAAAGTTGTGGAGACCAAGTCGCTGCCCATACCACACAGCAGAAATTCTTGTGAGTAAGACTTGCACACGATGCGGCAAAACGGTGGAAGCACCGCCGCCAAAGCATTCATCTGACGAAGATTGATATGAGTAAAGGTATTCACATGCATGAATTGTTTGTCACACCAATGTGGCATTCTTCTCTTGCTGACTATGGAACTCATAAAGAAGGAATTTTAAATTATCTCAATGAGGTTCGCAAAACGCAACCAAGTGCATTGAGATCAAACATGAATGCGTATCAGTCGCATCCAACGTTGATCCTAACAGAAGAATTGGCTCCTGTCTTTAAGCATATCATGGAAGATATGATGAGAGTTGTGATTCAAGATTGTGAATTAAAAGTTACTTCAGCGTCTCTGACGTATGCTTGGGTCAACTTTAATGACAATAGAAGTGCATTTAATATGCCTCATACTCATGCTGAAACTTTTTCTGGAGTTTTTTATGCGCAAATCCCAGAGAACAGCGGAGTGCTTGTAATCAATAATGACGCATCAAATTCTTTATGGGATGGAAATAACTTTTCCGATATGACGAATAAATACCTTCGGGCGAATTATCCAATTTTCCCGAAAGAGGGTGACATTTATATTTGGCCATCTTATTTGGAACATTTTGTAACTCCGAATAATCATGACGATTGTAGAGTCTCCATTTCTTTCAATATCAAATGTGCAAATTCGTAAAGGTGATTTATGGCTAATGTTAAATTTGAATACACAGGTAAGTTGAGCGACGGTCGTTTCTTCGATGAAGATTCGAAAAAGAAAGTTGTTATTGAACTTGATGATAGCGATTTGACTGTTGATGAAATGCTTGAAGAGTTTATGAACTTTATGCAAGCAATCGGATACAAGTTCGAAATCGGTGATCGTTTCGAAGTCACTAATGACTTTAAAAATTTTGAAGAGCGATTAAATCCAAACTCTCAAGATTCTGGCAAATCAGATCCAGGATATGGTGCCGTTCCTCCGCAGGGACAACCAATTGTAGATGAAGGTGGCACTGTTATTGGTATGGCTTCTCCTAAACTTGATCCATATTGAGGTGATTTATGCCAGCCAAAACAGGAACAAAGGGGTTCGGAAAGGGTCGTGCTAAACTCGGATCTAAGAAACGTAAGGCACGTCGTAAGAAATCGTGAGTACACTTGAATCAGTCACTCCCAAGTATGACATTACTTGGTATGTGAAATGGACAGCAAGTATTATTACACTTGTTGGTATCACGGTTCGAGCCAGCGGTCTCGTTCAATATCAATGGATCGATTTGATCTGTAGTTGGATTGGGGCTGCTGGCTGGTTCTTTGTTGGGTTCAAATGGAATGATCGTGCGTTGATGATTCTAAATGGTGTGATTGGTGTGGTTTTGTTTGCAGGAATCATGAGGTATTATCTGTCATGAAGATCTCTATTGGCAAGTATCCAAAGAAGGGCGAGCAAAAGAAATCCATTCGAATTGATCCATGGGACACATGGAGCATGGATCATACTCTTGCTGAGATCATTCATCCGATGCTCAAGCAGTTACGCAAGACTGCTCACGGTGCGCCATGCACTGATGATGAAGATGTTCCTGAGCATCTCCGTTCGACTAAAGCCAAGCCCAAGAAAAATGAATGGGATGTGGATGAGTTTCACTTCAAACGTTGGGACTGGATCATGAAAGAAATGATCTGGACTTTCGGCGAACACGCAAAAGACCATGAGCCAAACTTCTGGATCAAGAAACCCAAATACAAATGGGTAGATGTTGAAGGGAAAGATTGGAAAGAAATGGTCACTGTCGACAAAGGCAAGTTCGACGAAGCCAAAGCCAAAGCATATTGGGAACGAAAGAAGAATGGCTTTCGTTTGTTCGGGAAGTATTATCAAAATCTCTGGGATTAAGAGGATATAACATGTTACCAGAATTTAAAATTTATACAAATCCAAATGATATTAAGTTTGCTCTATATGAACAATCTGAAATCATCTCTGATGAAATTAAAATGAGGGGCTTGTGGAATGGAGATCTAGTCAACTACATCGTAAGAGTGTTGAGTCGTCAGGCTCCTGGAAATGTGATTGATGTTGGTGCAGGAATAGGTTCAATGGTGATTCCATTTGCCGCTTTTTGCAATGTTCAGCACACATATCATGCATTTGAACCATCTCGTCATCTTAATCTGCAACTATCAACAAATGTTTTCTTAAATCATCTTTCAAACGTTTATGTTTATCAAGAAGCATTAAGTGATGTTGAAAAGAGAACTATTGCAGGTATTCTTGACGTTTGGCGATTAAGCAATCATGGATCATTTTCTTTCAATGATGAGGTTAATGAGATTCGTGGAATTGTTTCAACTCCAGAAAAAGAATTCTATAAATTTAAGCCTCTTGATAGCCACGGTCTTCGAGATATTCGTTTCATTAAACTTTCTGCGCCTGGAATGGAACTTGAAGTTTTAAGAGGAGCAAAGCAAACTATTGAGAATAGTGGTAAACCACCTATTTGTATCGAGCATTGGGATTATCCATGGTACGAAGAAAAAACCAAAGAATTCCAAAGATATTTGGCAGAGGAATTACGTTATGCCAGCTTTGATATGGCTCATGGATATTTCATTGCTTACAAGTCAGATGGTCATGCTGACTTCCTGACATCTGAAGCGCAAGTCGAAGAGACAGGTGATTTTTTTGTCAGAGAAAAATTGCACGAGGCTCCATTAGCAGTTGATCAGCAAAAAGTCTATATCGCTTAAATGCAATCTAAAGAAGAATTAGAAAATTGGTATCGACATCCAGATCCATGGAAATACGAAACAACACAAGATGATTTGTTTCGAAAAGAGCAGATATTGCAAATGCTTCCAATGCGATATGAACGTGCTATTGACATCGGATGCGGAGAAGGGTTTGTCACAAAAGATTTGCCAGCAATCGAGAGTCATGGAATTGAAATTTCAGATCTCGCTGCTTCTAGATTGCCATGGAATGTAAAAAGAGTTCATGCTCCAGAAGGACTATATGATTTAGTCATGACTACAGGAACGTTATATACACAATATAATCACGAACAGATTGTAGAGTGGATTAGGAAATGTTCTTGTAGGCATATTCTGATTGCTGGAATTAGAGAATGGCTTATGCCATACACATTTGGAAATGTTCTCGCTAAAAAAGAATTTAAATACAGAGAGTATGTACAATCGGTGACATTATATGAAGTTAGCACATAACATTGGTGAAATAAGGCATCCAAATTATAACACTCGCGAGCAAATTCTTGCTTGTGTTGATTCCATCGGATTTGACGGAATCTATAAAAACGTATATCATAATCAAGATGTCCTCGTTGGCAAAACAGGAATTATGTTTGTCATGGGAGACTTTGTTGGTGGAGATAATGCCTTTGATCTACCCAATGTACCAAGACTTGAAGAGTATTGCACGTTGGAAGAAGTATTTGAATTATGCGATAAGTATCAATTCGAATTAGGATGGCATACTTGGTCGCACAGAGATCTCACGAAACTAGATAAAGATGAAATCATGTTAGAAGTCACTCCCCCAATGGGATTGAATATAAAGCATTTTGCATATCCTTACGGAACGTTTAATGATCTTGTGATTGAATGCGTCAAAGAAGCAGGATATGAAAAAGCATACTCAGTCACACAAGGCTCTCAAGATCCTAATGATCCAGATTATAAATTTAAAATTTATCGCGACTATATTAAATGAGAAAAGAATATGATGAGAAGGGGATCGTTGTTATCCCTTCTGTGTTTACTGCTGATGAATGCGATAAAATTAAAACATCTGCATATTCTGTCACAGACAACCAAATTAAATCTGCTGGGTATCCTCACGTTCCGAGTGAGCAAGCATACAATAGAAAGTCGTTGATTTTCTTTCCTGCTTTAGCGCATTCTTATTTAAATGAAATTCGAATTAGCAAACCAATGACTGAGTTGGTGCGAGAGTTTATTGGTGATGATGTTCGTCAAATCAACAATCAAATATACTTTCGCGAACGTGGCGATCTAGATCAATTTGCTTGGCATCAAGACATTATGTTTCGCGAGAGTCATATATTTGGCAGTGATGTTGTTGAAGATTATTTTCAGACCATCATCGCAGTAGATGATATCACAGAAGAAAACGGAGCCATTGAATTTATCGAAGGTTCACATAAAACAATGCGCCTTTATGCACCAAAAAATCTTCGAAAATTCGAACGTGGTGATCTAAAAGGAAAGAAGTATACTGCCAAGAAAGGTGATGTTCTCATTTGGTCGGTGATGATTGTTCACGGAAGCGAAACAAACAACTCTGATTCAAGTCGAATGACATACATGAATGGTTTCTGTCGAACAAAAGCAGCAAAAACATATCCACACTATATGATCAATGGTCAAGTTGTTCCATATATTAATCCAGCGATGATACCATGATTAGTGTTATTATATCCTCATATCGATATGGGCATTTGGCTGCTCATTGCGTAGAATCAATTTTAAGTCAGTCTGAAAAACCAGAAAAGATTTTTTTCGTCGACGATGGTTGGGGTGACTGCTTTCATCTGAAACGAGTATATCCTGAAGTTGAGTTTGTATTTCGTGAAACGAATCTTGGAACGGTAAACAATTTTCAAGACATGCTTGAAAGAGTTTCAACTGAATACTGTATGTTCATTGGTGCAGATAATTGGCTTCGTTCAGATACAGTTAAGCAATTTAGTGACGCGATTCAACTTGTGAATCCTGACATTGTCACTTATGATATGGTCTTAACTGGTGAAATGAAGGAAACAAGAATTAAATATCATAGAGATGAGATGTCGCGGTATCAGGGTGATTACTACTGGTCGCGACAATTTAAACATCATGGCTCTATGCTATATAGAACGAGCCTTGCGAAATCTGTTGGTGGATATACTGCCTTAAATAGTTCATCCCCACATACGCAAGAAGATTATAGTTTATGGAATAAGATGAAGAATGCTGGCGCAAAAGTTCATCATGTTTCTCAAGGATTGCTTTATTATCGTCATCATCGTGAAAATTTTAATAAGTATTGAGTGGTAAATTATGAAAGTTTCTATCATAACCGCAACTGCGGGAAATCCTCTTCTCAAAGAATGTATCGAATCTGTAAGGGCTCAAACGTATAAAAACATTGAGCACATTATTGTTGTAGACGGAAAAAAACGATACGAAAAGTTAGATCCAAACGTTGTGATGTCTTTGTATGAACCAACAGACTCGCAAATTAAACAGCACCTACTCGTTCTTCCATACCCAACAGGCACAGATCGCTATAATGGTCATCGTGTATATGGTGGAACAACTTATTTTGCAGATGGTGACTATCATCTCTGGTTAGATGATGATAACATGATTGAACCAACTCACGTTGAAAGTTTAGTCAATCTTGTTATAGAAAAGAAACTTCATTGGGCATATTCTTTCCGTAAAATTATTGACAAAGATGGAAATGAAATTTGTTTAGATGACTGTGAAAGTCTTGGTAAATGGGCAAGTATCATTCACCCCCAGGATCATTTTGTAGATGTAAACTGTTACTTTGTCGCTAAACATGTTGCTGTAATGCTCTCGCCAGTATGGTATCGTAAATTCCGTGAGCCTGGTCAGATGGAAATTGATCGTGCAATTGCTCATGTATTGATGCATTCAGATAATAAATTAAATTTTGATTGCACTCAAGAATACACTGTCAAGTATAGAGTTGGTAATACTGATCTATCTGTGAAAGCAGACTTTTTCTTACAGGGTAATGAAGCGATGTTGAAGCGTCATGATGGTAAACTTCCATGGAAGAAATCGTAAACAAATATATCAATAAAGTTGAAAGAGCCATTGATCATGGTCTTGATCAAGAGCGTTGGATGAATAAATCCATTTCTCAGATGAGAACCAAATTGGCATAATGGTCTTTATATAGCAGTTTTAGAAAAATAGGAATTAATTATGAGTGAATCAAGAAATCCATGTATTGCATCCATCTTCATGAAAAATATAGATGCAAAAACTGTAGAGAATCAACAGAAGGTTGTTGAAAAATTTAATAAAAGCAATATTCAACATTACAGTGTTCTTACTGAAGCGAATCCAGGATACACCATGGATAATCTCATTGATATGCTAGAGAGCAGAGGGCATGATGCGATCATGTTCTTGGACATTGATTGTGTTCCGTTAAATGATGGCGCTCTCGATTATATGTTTAACAAAGCATATGATGGTGTATTAATTGGAGATGCTCAACGAAGCAATCATATCGAAAATGGTCAGCATGTGTTTTGCGCTCCACACAATGTAACATTTACAATTGATCTGTATCGTAATCTTGGTAATCCATCATTCTTGCCAAATTATCGCGGAGATGTTGGAGAAGAGTTGACTTTTAAAGCGAGAGAGGCTAATATTCCTATTGAGATCATTATGCCGTTGCGCTATGATGCCCCACCAATTCGCATGGATTGGGAACCAAAAGATCTTCCGCCATATTGGGATCTTGCTGATGGTATGCCGAAGTATGGTGTTGGTACAACGTTTGGTAACGATAATGGTGATTTGTTCTGGCACAATTATCAAATCTTTCATCCAGGACAACAAGAACGTTTCTGGAATAAATGTGAGGAATTATTGAATGGCTAATCGTAGTGACTTTTTTAATGCTAAACTTCCACGTGGAATGAAGCGTATGCTTGCAATGGCTGAGACATATGGTTGGGTGAAAGATGCACACAATCGCGGTGAATTGAAGCAATTGCTCATTAATGCTCATGCTAATCATGTTGGATTTAAGTTGAAGCGACATTCAACTGAAAATCGCGATGCATCAGATGGTGAATAATGAACTCACTATCTGAACTCAAAGAATTATTGATCAGTAAAGAAATTGAGATCAAAGAATTCAATGGATGGTCATTGAAAGTTGGTAAAGATACTTGGGTCATGGAACATGGTATGTTATATAAAAATGGTGTACCACAAAGCCTGAGAGAAAAAAATATTTTCGACAATTACAAAAGGAAGAAACAAGATGACAATATCAGCACTCAAACTCGTAAGTGGCGAGGAATTGGTGGTAGAAATTTGCTCAGAGACGGAGAACATAATTGAGTTCAAGAATCCTGTCGCCTGTGTGATGCAACGTTCAGAGAAGGGTCCAGTTCTTGGCTTTATGCCTTGGATGCAAGCAGGTGATGGTCCATTTGTTGTTAATAAAGATAAAATTATTACAGCATGCGAAGTTGCCCAAGAAGTGAAAAACGGGTATAATCAAATCTTCGGAGCAGGAATTGTGGTTCCGCCGCAGCAATTGATTACGGGGTAAAACTTGTCCGATTTTTATACCAATGTAAGCGTCTCTGGTCGATATATTCTTCTGAGAGGCGTTGAAAATGATAGAAGGGTCAGACGGAAAGTCGAATTCCGTCCGACCTTTTTTCTTTCCAGCCAAGAGAAGTCTGAATACAAGACTCTTGCTGGTGAGAATGTAAAACCCATTCAGCCTGGAACAATTCCAGAGTGTCGTGAATTTTTAGAGAGGTACGAGAGTGTCGACAATTTTCCTATTTTTGGGAATAATCGCTATGAGTATGCTTATATTGCTGATGAGTATCCTGACGATATTCTTTGGGATGTCAGTAAAATACTTATTGCCTATCTTGATATCGAAGTTGGATCCGAAAATGGATTTCCTGAACCAAGAGATGCAAATGAAGCAATCACAGCAATCAGCATCAAAGTTAAGGGTAATTATTTTGTGTTTGGTTGTGGCGATTATGTCAAGCATCGTGACGACGTGCACTATGCAAAGTGTCGAGATGAGTCAGACCTCATACGACGCTTCCTCGACCTATGGAGCCGATGGCATCCAGATGTAGTCACTGGTTGGAACGTCGAGCAATTCGATATTCCATATCTTGCAAATCGTATCACCAAGATTCTTGGTGAGGATGAAGTCAAGAAACTCTCACCCTGGAATCGTATCAGTAAACGTGAAACGACGATGATGAATCGTCCAGTGCAGTTCTATGATATTTCTGGAATTGCGATTCTTGACTACATTCAACTCTATCGAAAGTTCACTTATTCTCAGCAAGAGTCTTATCGTCTTGATAACATTGCTCACGTTGAGTTGGGTGAAAAGAAATTAGATTATTCTGAGTTCGAAACTCTACATCAACTCTACAAACATGACTATCAAAAGTTCATTGAGTATAATATCAAGGACGTTGAACTTGTTGAGAAACTCGAAGATAAGATGAAGTTGATTGAGTTGGCTTTGACTCTTGCGTATGATAACAAAGTCAACTACGACGATGTGTTCACTCAAGTTCGTATGTGGGACGCGATTGTGTACAATTATCTTCTACGCAAGAAGATTGTAATCCCGCAAATGTCGCGCAGTACAAAGAGTTCTCAGTATGAAGGTGCGTATGTCAAAGATCCCATTTGCGGGATGCACGAATGGGTTGCGTCATTTGACTTGAATAGTCTGTATCCGCACTTGATCATGCAATATAACATCTCAATGGAAACTCTCGTTGAGCCAGCGAAGTATAATGACAACATGCGTGGGTTTATTGCTAACTGTAACATCAACGTTGATAATTTACTTCATCAAGAAGTTGACACAAACATTCTAAAAGATCTTGGCGTTACTGTAACGCCGAATGGTCAGTTGTTCCGTATTCAAGAGCAAGGTGTTCTGCCTGAGATTATGGATAGCATGTATAAAGATCGTACACGCTATAAGAAGTTGGCGATTGAAGCCAAAAAGAAAATCGAAACTGTTCTTGAAGATAAGAATCAGGTTCATTATCTTGAGAAACAAGTTGCACGATATAATAACCTGCAGTTAGCAAAGAAGGTTACTCTAAACTCTGCTTACGGTGCACTGGGTAATCAATACTTCCGCTTCTTTGATATTCGTATCGCTGAAGGCATCACGACAGCAGGTCAATTGTCTATTCGTTGGATTGAAAAGAAGATCAACGAATATATGAACAAACTTCTCAAGACTGAAGGTGAGGATTATGTCATTGCTTCGGATACTGACTCAATCTATTTGAACATGGGTCCATTGGTCAAGAAACTTTATCCTGATACTTCTGACACGAAGAAAGTCATCAAGTTCATGAATAAAGTTTGCGATGACAAGATTCAACCATTCATTGATGAGTCGTATGAAGAATTGAAGCAATATGTAAATGCATTTCAACAGCGCATGGAGATGAAGCGCGAGTCACTGGCTGACAAAGCAATCTGGACTGCCAAGAAGCGTTATATTCTAAACGTTCATGATAGCGAAGGCGTCGTATATGCCAAACCCAAACTTAAGATCATGGGGCTTGAAGCGGTTAAATCGTCTACGCCTTCGGCTTGTCGTACGAAGATTAAGGAAGCGATTAATATTGTCATGACGCAAACTGAGGATGATCTTCACAAGTTCATTGAGAAGTTTCGTTCAGAGTTTAAAACTCTACCTGTTGAAGATATTGCATTCCCAAGATCAGTGAATGGTCTGAAAGAATATGCTGATGCTGCAAACATCTTCAAGAAGGGCACACCAATTCATGTCAAGGGTGCTTTGGTTTACAACCACTTGTTGAGAGAAATGAAACTCAACAAACGCTATCAGGAAATTCAAGAGGGTGAGAAGATCAAGTTCATCTATTTGAAACAACCAAACATCTATAACAATAACACTCTTGCGTTCTTGTCAGGTATTCCGAAACAACTTGATGCCGAGCAATACATAGATTATGATCTTCAGTTTGAGAAATCATTTCTTGAGCCGCTGGACATTATTCTTTCTTCTATCAATTGGCAAACTGAAAAGGTTGAAAGTCTTGAGGACTTTTTCTCATGATTAGCGTTATCATTCCAACAATGTGGAAAGCAGAGCATTTAAAGAAAATGCTTCCTATGCTTAATAGTCATCCTTTAATTGGAGAAATCATTCTTATCGATAATGATATGTCAAAAACTGATCATGAATTGTTAAAGCAAATTTCCAAATTGGTTTATTGGACGTTTGATGAGGGTAACATTTTTGTGAATCCAGCATGGAATTTTGGCGCCAGTATCGCAAAGTACGATAAACTGTTTATTTTAAATGATGATTGTTTAATTAATTTGAAATGTTTGGAAAATATTTACAATTTTGTAACACCAAAAATCGGAATGCTTGGATATTCTTTCTTGAGTTATTGTACATATACGATCGATGCATTCGAAACTCTTTGTAGTTCTGGATTTGGCTCAGAAATTAGTTTCGAAATTATTGATCCAGGAAAATTCCCAGATCGTTCTGGGATGCCTCATCCATTTTTTGGTTCTGCATTTTTTATTCATAAAGATAATTATCACAATATTCCAAGTGATTTTAAAATTTATTATGGTGATCTTTTTAATTACATTCAGAATCTTAAGAATGGTTGTAACAACTATACTATTGAGGATGGATTGGTCATGTCTCAGTACTCTTCAACTGTTTCAACAATTTCGAAAGATTTGATCATCCAAGAAAGTAAAATTTTAAAAGATGTTTTTGCATCTCATGGATTAAAAAATATTCGATATTCTCTAAAGAATATGGATGATGAAGATAAAACTTGACAAAGAATACATTTTGGGGTATAATAGAAACATAAGCAATCGATTATGTTGCAATTACTTTTGTTCTTGATATTAAATATAGGATAAAAACAATGAGTCTACTCGAAAAGTTAAAGAAAAATACGACGATTAAAGACACCGCAATTCTTGCGAAGTCGAAATTCTTTGCCGCAAAGGATATGGTTCAAACCAGTATCCCTGTTGTGAACGTCGCATTCTCTGGTGATCTTGATGGTGGTTTCACTCCTGGACTCACGATGTGGGCTGGTCCATCGAAGCACTTCAAGACTGCATTCAGTCTCTTGATGGCAAAAGCATATCAAGACAAGTATCCTGATTCTGTTGTTCTGTTCTATGACTCAGAATTTGGCACTCCGCAAAACTATTTCACTTCGTTTGGTATTGATACCGATCGCGTTGTTCATACTCCAATCACGGACGTTGAGCAATTGAAGTTTGATATTATGCAACAGTTGACTCAGATTGAGCGTGGCGAGCGCGTGATGATCGTCATCGACTCAATTGGTAATCTGGCTTCAAAGAAAGAAGTTGAGGATGCGTTAGACGGTAAGTCAGTGGCTGACATGAGTCGCGCAAAGCAAATTAAATCCCTGTTCCGTATGGTGACCCCACACCTTACACTGAAGGACATTCCGATGGTGGTTGTAAATCATACCTATAAAGAGATAGGTCTGTATCCCAAGGATATTGTCGGTGGCGGAACAGGTTCCTATTACTCTGCTGATAATATTTACATTCTCGGTCGCCAACAGGAAAAAGATGGCACTGATCTAATCGGTTACAACTTTATTATCAACGTTGAGAAGTCTCGTTATGTTCGTGAAAAAGCAAAGATCCCTGTCACTGTTCGTTTCGATGGTGGCATTTCTAAGTACAGTGGTCTTCTTGACATGGCACTTGAGTCTGGTCATGTTACAAAGCCAAATGTAGGCTGGTATGCTAAAGTCAATACTGAAACTGGCGAGGTTGAATCCAAGAAATGGCGTTTGGCAGATACTGAATCACCAGAATTTTGGGATAGTATTTTGACAAGTGATTCGTTTAAAGAATGGGTTCGCAATAATTATCAATTCAGTTCTGCTGTTGCTGGTAATCTTTCAGTTGATGTAGAAGAGGCTGAAGATGATTGAGAATCTAATCGCCAAACTTGAGTTTTGGTACGTCAAAAAATTCTTTAAAGTTGACAAGCAATACACCTTCTTTGTGGATCTTAATGGTCCACCAGGAAGTTTTGCTATTAAATTCTTGGGCAAATATGAAGGTGTAATCGTAGAATTTACTGACGTCAAAGTGAGTGATGGTGGTTTATTGAATTTTGATTATGATGTTATCTCAAATGTAAACAATGTAAACGTCAAAAGCAAATCATTTGTGCGATTTACTTCTAACGTGATGCGTAGTATACTTCTGAATGCAATTGAAAATACAGTGAAGGAAGGCAATGAAAACGGAAACATTGATTTTGTCGAATCTGATGCGGAACGAGTCTTTCATGAGGAAGACCTTGCCCTTTCTGAAGAAAGAGTATCTGACAGAAAGTCACGAAAGAAAACTATTCGAGGAAATAAGAGAGTTCATTCTAAAGTATAACAGTCTGCCGCCAACAGCAGCACTGGAGATTAGTCTAAAAGAATCTACCAAACTCACAGAAGTTGAGTTAAATAAGTCGCTTGAACTGCTAAAGGAAATATCAAGTGACAAATCAGAACAAAAACTCGAATGGCTTCTTGACACTGCGGAAAAGTTTTGTCAAGAAAAAGCAATCTATAATGCAATCATGGATAGTATTCAGATCCTGGATGGCAAAGATCAAGCGAGGGGCAAAGGAAGCATTCCTACTCTTTTGTCTGATGCTTTGGGGGTTAGTTTCGATCCTCACATTGGTCACGACTTTTTGGATAGTTACGCTGATCGCTACGATTTTTATCATCGTATCGAAAAAAGAATTCCCTTCGATCTGGAGTATTTCAACAAGATCACTAAAGGAGGATTACCGCAAAAGACCCTTAACATTGCTCTTGCAGGTACTGGCGTCGGCAAGTCTCTGTTTATGTGCCATGTGGCTGCTTCTTGCCTAACTCAGAACTATAACGTCCTCTATATTACTCTTGAAATGGCTGAAGAGAAGATCGCTGAACGTATTGATGCGAATCTTCTCAATGTAACTCTTGATGATCTCATGAACATGCCGAAAGACATGTATGAGAAACGTATGAATAAACTCAAAACTTCCGTCAAGGGTAAGTTAATCATTAAGGAATATCCAACTGCTTCTGCGAATCCTGCTCACTTCCGAGCATTGATCAACGATCTGGCTCTCAAGAAAAACTTCCGTCCAGATATTATCTTTGTTGACTATCTAAATATTTGTGCATCTTCAAGAATTAAGGCAGGTGCGAATGTTAACTCGTACACATACATTAAAGCGATCGCTGAGGAACTTCGTGGACTCGCGGTTGAGAACGCCGTACCTATTTTTTCAGCTACTCAGACAACTCGCTCAGGATTTAGTAACTCTGATCCTGGGTTGGAAGACACTTCAGAGAGTTTTGGTCTCCCTGCTACTGCTGATTTCATGTTTGCTCTTGTTAGCACTGAAGAACTGCAGCAGTTAAATCAGATTCTCGTCAAGCAGTTGAAGAATCGTTATAATGATCCGAATCTTCACAAGAGATTCACGATTGGTATTGATCGAGCGAAGATGAAACTTTATGATCTTGAGCAGAAAGCACAAGATGCTGTAATGCAGGAAAACGAATCAAAGCCTGTTTTTGATCGTGGTCGAAGCACAGATAAGTTTAAGAATCTGAAAGTGTAATGCAACTCAAGAAAATAGAAAAAAAGGTCTATGCTCTTGCCGAAACTTGGGTCGGAGAGAAACATATTCCTTCTATGATTCGACAACTAAACAAAGCATTTAAATCTTACATTGTTTGTTTCTCATCAGAACGATTTGATGATGAATACTATCCCGATCATAATGTGATTGTCAACGGACATTACTGTGTGAGAATCTCGGATATAATTCCTGAGCACATTTACATTTGCCTAAACTTTCCTGAAGATTCAAAGAAAGCAATCATAACTGAAGAGGGTGCACGAAATCTAGCAATAAAAATTATTCGTGCGATTCATCATGAGTATCGCCACAAGCATCAACAAAAGCAACGTCCATTGCTGCTTCAAAAAGAATATAAGCCAAAACCAAAACAGAATAAGATGAAGGCTATGTATTATGGCAATCCAGACGAGTTAGATGCGCATGCATATGAAACACAGGCTGAGAAATTCGATATAAATAAACTTCGAAAGGCACATAAGATTGGTTGGAGAGAATGCGAAGCCATTTTTATGTATCGTAAGCACTTTCGAAAGCAAGATCCTAAAGTCTGGAAAAAGTTTTTAAAGAAAGTCTATAGACTTAATGCGAATTAAAGGTAACAATAATGGCAAACTTAAATAACTATGCTCGAAAAAAAGCAGAAGTGGATAAAGAAAAGGCTAAAATTCGCAAAGAAGCAGACGCATTAATTCAAAAAATTTATAGAGAATCTAAAAAGCCCCAAACAGACTATCAAGTGATTGCAAAAATCGTATCTGATCTTAAAATGAGACTTGATAAGATTGTAGATTAATTATTCTACAATTTGTAATTAATCTGGAGTGATATAATTATGAGAAAGGGGATTATTCTATCTGGTGGAATGGGCACTCGTCTTTACCCATGCACCGAAGTAACATCAAAACAACTTCTTCCTGTATATGATAAACCATTAGTTTATTATCCATTATCAACACTGATGATGGCTGGTATTCGCGATATTATGATCGTGAATTCACCAAATGATTCAGAAGCATTTAAACGTCTTTGTGGAGATGGTTCTCAATGGGGAATCAATATCTCATATTGCATTCAGAAAGAACCAAAAGGTATTGCTGAATGTTTTCGTATTTGTGAAAAGTGGATTGGAGAAGATGATGTTACTCTAATTCTTGGAGATAATATTTTCTACGGCAATGAATTGATCAATCGATTCAATTCAGCAACTTGGAATAATGTTGGCTGCACTCTGTTTGCATATCACGTGAGTGATCCTGAACGATTTGGTGTGGTTGAAGTTAATGAACATGGAGATATTATTGGGATTATTGAAAAACCAAAATATCCTCCAAGCAATTATGCAGTCACTGGACTTTACTTTTACGACAATAAAGTAGTAGACTATGCATGGCAGATCTCTCCTTCAGCAAGAGGTGAGTTAGAAATTACAGATATCAATAATTTGTATTTGAAGAATCATGATGTAAAGGTTGAGTATCTTAATCGTGGTATTGCTTGGATTGATACTGGCACATTCGAATCTCTTGCTGAGGCATCAACCTTCGTTGGTTCTGTTCAGCGTAGAACAGGAATGATGATTGCTTGCCCAGAAGAAATTGCATTTAAGAATGCGTGGATTACTGAGAATCAAGTTCGTGCATCAGCAGACAAATATCATAAATCAGATTATGGCAAGTATTTGAGCAAAATTTTGAATATTCATGAGTATAAGAAATGATAAAACCAACAAATAAAGTTGTTGTAGTCGGTGGTGGTAGTTCTGGCTGGATGTCAGCAGCTGCTCTTATACGCACATTTCCAGAAAAAGATATCGTTGTAATTGAAAGTCCAGACGTTCCAACTGTTGGTGTTGGTGAAAGCACATTAGGTCAATTTAAAACTTTCTGCAACTTCCTTGAAATTGAAGAAGAAGATTTCATGAAGTTCACTGATGCAAGTTATAAGATGAGCATCAAATTCACAAACTTCTTTGCAAATGACTCAAGCAGTTTTCATTATCCGTTCGGCATTCCATTCACAAAAAACACGCTAAATGGACTTGATGATTGGTTTGTAAAAAAGGCAATGTTTCCAGAAACTCCAATTTCTGATTTTGTCCATTGCTACTTTCCATCTGCTGCGTTGTTTGAAAGAAATAAATTCTCAGAAAATCTTGATGGCAAATTCGAAAGTTTCAATCCAAAAACTGATGTTGCTTATCACTTCGATGCAATTAAATTTGCTTTGTGGTTGAGAGATCGATATTGTAAACCACGTGGCGTTAAACATATTCAAGCAACAGTCACAGACATAAAAGTCGGTGAGAATGGAATTGAGAAACTTGTTTTAAATACTGGTGATGAGATTCGATCAGACTTGTTTATTGATTGCACAGGCTTTAGAAGTTTATTAATTGGTGATGCGCTTAAACAAGAATTTTTCTCATATGGTGATGTGCTTCCAAACAATCGTGCATGGGCGGCTCAGGTTCCATATAAAAATAAATCTATAGAACTCGAAGCATATACACATTGCACGGCGATTGAGAATGGATGGGTCTGGAATACTCCAGTTTGGACTCGTATTGGTACTGGATATGTTTACAGCGACAAATTTGTAGATCCAGAAACTGCTCTTGAAGAATTTAAACGTCATCTAATGAGTGACAAAATGGTTTGTCCTCGTACTAGAGAAGAAGTTGAAAGTCTCAAGTTCAGAGACATTTCAATGCGCGTTGGTGCATACAAAAACACATTTGTTAAAAACGTTGTTGCAATTGGTCTTTCTGCTGGATTTATTGAGCCATTAGAATCAAATGGATTGTTTACAGTTCATGAATTTCTTTATAATCTATTGAAACTATTACAGCGCCCAGCAATCACTCAATTGGATAAAGAGTTATATAATATACACACATTTAGAATGTGGAAGAGTTTTGCAGACTTTGTTGCGCTTCATTATGGATTTAGCACAAGAGATGATACCCCATATTGGAAAGCGAATTTAAATAGAAGTCATTGCAAAGACGGACCAGATATATTTCATGAGACGTTAATTAGATCTATGTTCAATACTCATTCAAATCCAGGAATGATTGATGGTATTAATTGGATTGCTGTTGGCATGCACCATTTCTTCTATGATAAAATCAATTTTGATAAGTCTATGATGAATGCAGAGAACATCGGTAAATATAAAAGAACCTTTAGAATTTTTGAAGATAAAAAAGAACGTTGGAGAAAATTTGCTGATGATGCTCCAAGTTTATATGAATATCAGAAACAAAAAATATATAATGAAGAGTGATTTATGAATATATTAGTTATTGGTCGAGGTTGGGTTGGTCATAAAATGTTCACTGAACTTGTTATTCGTGGGCATGTCGTTAAGTATGTGCCACATTCTTATAATATTGAGAAAGCTGGAATTCAACATGATTGGGTTGTCAATTGCGCTGGACTTACTGGCAAACCAAATGTTGATGCTTGCGAGAAAGAAAAGAGAAAAACATTTGAAGCAAATGCAATATTTCCAGTGTTGTTGTATGAACAATGCAAAAGGATGAATATTAAATTTGCTCACTTTTCGAGTGGATGCATTTACAAAGGAACTATTGATTCTGTAAATGCTGAACCAAACTATTTTGGCAGTACATACTCGATCAGCAAAGGCATTTCTGATAGTTACTTGATTGATAAAGCAGTTGTGTTTAGAATTCGAATGCCATTTACTAGTGCATACGAAGATAAAAATTTATTCACAAAGTTGACCAAATATGCTAATTCAGGTAAACTAGTAGAAGGTGGTCCAAATTCACTAACTGATTTGGATGAAGCAGTTTCTGTTGCGTGCGATATTATCGAACGCAATTTAGGTGTTGGTCCATACAATCTTGTAAATACAGGAACTGTCACAACGCATGAAATTGCTGAGATGTTGGGATTAGAATCGCAATGGTATACTTCTGAAGAATTTAAAGCAATAACTGCTGCTGACCGATCGAATTGTGTGATTCCAAGTTACTCAGGAATGAGCGACGTGAAAGAAGCATTAGCAAAAAGAATTGAAACATTTAGAGGATTATATGACTGGATCTGACGTGAAAACAATGATTGAAGAACTTGTTGCTGCTGTTGGTACGCCGAAGTATGCTTACAACTGCAAAGAATTCAATCCTGAAAAAGATACAATTTTTTATTCAGGTCCGTATTGGGATGAGAAAGAAATTATCGCTGGTGTCACTGCATTCTTGACAGGCAAGTGGCTTGTTTCTGGTGAGAACGTTGCCAAGTTTCAATGGGCATTCGGTCACAAGTTCAATGTCAAACACTGCCACATGGTCAACTCTGGTTCATCAGCCAATCTTACCATGGTTGCTGCTCTCAAGAAACGTCTTGGTTGGAAAGATGGTGATCAAGTTATCGTGTCACCAGTTGGCTTCCCAACTACAATTGCTCCATTGGTTCAAAACGGATTGACTCCTGTATTCGTTGATATTGAAATGGATACACTTAATTTTAATCTTGATCATGTTGAGAAGTGGATTACTGATAAGACTGTTGCTGTTTTCGTTTCGCCTGTCCTTGGCAATCCACCAGACATGGATCGCATTGCTCGACTCTGCGCAGAAAACGACATATATTTGATTGGTGATAACTGCGATTCACTTGGCACAAAGTGGAATGGTAGATTATTGACAGACTATTATTATTCATGGACCACTTCTTTTTATCCAGCGCATCACATGTCGACTGGAGAGGGTGGAATGGTGTGCTCAAATGACGAAGAACTTATTAATACAGCGCGTTCAATTAGTTGGTGGGGTCGTGATTGCCGTTGCGTCGGTGCTGCTAATCTATTGGCTTGCGGGACATGCGGTAATCGCTTTGATAAATGGCTTGAAGGCTATAATGGGATAATTGATCACAAGTATCTCTTCTCAAATATGGGATACAATCTCAAGCCACTTGATCTTCAAGGTGCAATTGGCATTGAGCAGTTGAAGAAGATTGATGACATTGACGTGAAGCGTCGTGCCAATTTTAGTCGCATTAAGAATCTATTTGAAAAGTATGTTCCTGGTGTTCGTGTTGCTTCTGCTCTCGATAAAGCAGATCCTTCTTGGTTCGGTGTTCCATTAATTACAGATACACCTGAACTCAAAGAAAAACTCCAGGCATACTGCGAAGCAAATAGAATTCAAACTCGTAACTACTTTGCTGGAAATATTCTATTGCATCCTGGTTACAAGCATCTTGATGATGCTTCGAAGTATTCGAATGCAAACAAGGCGTTGAGCAATGTATTTTTCGTCGGTTGCCCACCACATTATGGCGAAGAAGTTTTTGCTTATTATGAGAGTGTAATCTCAAAATGGCATTCGTAAATGTTTTCGGAGGATACGGATTTGTCGGAAGCGAGTATTGTAAAATCTCGAAGAATGGGCTCATCATTAACTATCGAGACAATTACGAAGTACGCAGTGCGGAGTGTGTTTACTTTATTAGCACTGTTGACAATTATAATGTACACTTCGATAACCTATTGGATATTAATACTAACCTCGTTGTCTTGATGAAGGTTCTGGATAGTTATCGCAAATATATACAGAGAACTGGTGAGAAAGGTTGTTTTAATTTCATTAGTTCCTGGTTTGTGTATGGCAAAGATTCTGGATTCGGTGCAGGTTCTTGTGGAATCTCGGAGACTGAGTCTTGTGATCCAAAAGGATTTTATTCAATCACAAAGCGTTGCGCAGAACAATTGCTTATTTCTTATTGCGAAACGTTCAATCTAAACTATCGTATCTTGAGGTTGGCAAATGTTCTTGGAAAAGATGATAAAAAAGTTTCCTCAAAGAAGAATGCACTCCAGTATCTACTCGGAGAACTCAAAGCAAACCGCCCAGTCGACCTCTACGACTCTGGTTATTTTTATCGCGATTATATTGACGTTAGGGATTGTGCTCGTGCTATCGACCTTTGTGTTCGATCTGGGCAACAAAATAGCATCTATAATATCGGCAACGGTAAGGGTGTAATCTTTAGAGACATTGTTCGTTATGCTAGAGACGCAATGGACTCTGGATCTAAAATTAATACGATAGAACAGAAAGAGTTTCACAAGAAAGTTCAATCCTCTCGCTCTTTCTTTATGGATAATACGAAGTTAATGGCTCTCGGATATCGCCCTGCATATACGATCAATCAAACGATCGATGACATTATACACGACACATTAACTGATAAAAATAACTAAATATACTATAATCCCACAGTGTGGAGAGAGTATGTTTAGTTTTAAAGACTATATTCCATTATTAACAGAAGAAAAGAAACCTGCTCGCGGAATCTTACATCTTCCGCACCCTTCTGAATCAGCATTCCACAATCGTCGTGGAGCAGTAGGATCAACTCTCTCTAAAATTCAAAATGTGATCAATGGAAAGGCTCCGTTGACTCGAAAGATCGACGATCGCATGTCATTCCAGGCTATTCGCGATGAGCAAGGTAGAATCGGAGTTAAGTATAAAGGTCAAGGTGCAACCTATAACTTCTCTCCAGAAGATATTAAAAAGCAACACAGCGAAAAGCCATATATCGCTGGTCCACTTCTAAATCTCCATAAACATATTCATAAAATTCTTCCAGAAGGTCCAGGAGAATATCAAGGTGGATATTTAAGTTCTTTGAATGATCGCACTGAAGAGGATGGTAAGATTGGGCACAAACCAAATACTATTCGCTATTCTGTAGATAAAAACTCTACAGAAGGTAAAAAATTGGCTAAAGCCCCAATCAGCGTTGTCGTCCATTCTCGAATTGATGCAAGCGGAAAGGCATCTCCGCTAGAGGCTGGTGCACTAAAAGAACATCCAGATGTTCACGTGATGAGTCATGTTGTAAGTGATGAAGAAAGAAAAATTCCAGCTGCATCAAAGAGAAAAGCACTCGAACATATTGCAGCTGCAAAGAAACTCGCAAAAGATCAATCAACGAATCATCACGAAGGTCATGAAGAAACCCTATTGCGTTATGCAAACTCAACAGTTGATACTGGCGAGAAGCCAAGCGCAAAAGGTTACACAAAGTTCTTACAACAATATCATCAAAAGAAAATTGACAAAGTTAAGACTGATAAAGCGAAGGCTCAGAAAACTGAGACTATGAGAGCTGCAATTAATCATGTAAATGACAATCTTGATAAGTTTGATAAGACCTTCGAAATTCACCATCACATTCATCAAGCAACACAAGCAGTTGCAAATACTCTCTCAAAAACAGCACATGGTGGTTATTCTCATCACATTGATGGTCAAGAAGCTGCTGGTGAAGGTTTTGTTTCTGGAGGAATGAAGTTTGTTCCTCGAGCATTTACTGAAGCAAATCGTAAACGTTCAGCAGAATTTAAAGCAGCAAAAGAGCAAAAGAGCGTACTATGAGTAAGGCAACATTTACATTTGGTAGATTTAATCCTCCAACTGAAGAAGGTCATGGCAAATTGGTCAGTGCTGTTATTGATCATGCTGAGAAAACTGGAGGAAAACACTATGTGTTTCCATCGCACTCTCAAGATAAAAAGAAAAATCCATTGACTCATGGTGATAAAGTTCATGCGATGAATCGCTTGTTCCCAAATGCAAATGTTGTTGCTCATAATAAAGTTCGCACTGCAATTGATGCAATGAAGCATTTAGAGAAGCAAGGTCATAAAGAAGTTACCATGGTTGTTGGTTCTGATCGTGTTGATAATTTCCACTCTCTACTCAATAAATATAGAACCAAAGAATATCCAGGAATCAAAAAAGTAAACGTAGTTTCAGCAGGCAATCGTGATCCAGATGCAGAAGGAGAAGAAGGCGAATCTGCTTCTAAACATCGAGCATTGGTAGCTGCTGGAAAAAGAGACGAATTTATTTCAAAATACAGCGATCCAAAATTGGGCGCACATATACATGATAAGGTAAAAGCAGGTATGCAAATGGAATCAGTTTCACCAGTTGGTATTTTCTTACTTGGCGGTCCAGGAAGTGGAAAAGATTATGTTTTGAAGAATATTTTTTCACGTTTTGACTTGATCGAAGTTCAAGCAGATCAAATTTTAAATGGTGCTGCTTCAGAATTACTCGAGCAAAACGTTAACATCGTAATTAATGGTGTTTCTGATTCAAATAAGATTGCAGATATTCAAACTTTCCTTGAGGGATATACTTTTGATTTTGTTCATGTTTCTGTTACAAATAAAGTTTCACGTATGCGCAATGAACAACGTGAACAACCACTCGTAGAAACAAAACGCATTGATAAATTCCTCAAAGCAGAAAAACTTGCTGAAGAAACTGGTGCATTCGTTTTCAACAATTCAATCAATCTCAATGAATCATCAGAGATGGAAAGAGTATTCTTCGGTTCACAAATCGAAAGACTCTTAGAGAGAGTGGTCAATTTGGGTCTCGAAATGAAAGCAAATCCAGAACCAAAAGCATTTACAGTGATCAAGGAAAAGTATTTCCCACCAGTAGCAAAGCACAAGTCAGGATTGCCAAAGAAGTATGTTGGTAAACTTTCAGACACAACCGCTGCTGCTCGTAAGGCTCATTGGAAAAAGATGGGCAAGTTATCAGATAGCGATCCAAGAGCGTATGAGCCAGCTCCTGGTGATGCAACATCAAAAACGAAACCAAGCAAACATACAATTGCTGTTCGTAAGATGATGGGTGAACAAATTGAAGGCGATCTGAAGAAGCCACATACTGTTGAAAACATTGCGAAAAAGCACGACGTAACTGTTGATGTAATTAACAAAGCATTAGAGCATGGCATCAAAGTTGAGATGGAGCACACAAAAGATAAAGAAACTGCTCAAACAATCGCATTAGCACATCTTTGGGAAAAACCAGATTACTATAAATTGTTAGCGAAAATGGAGCAGGTTCAACCACCTGTTGATCATGTTGCTGCTGAAAAGAAAATGGAACGCGAAAGAAGAATTCGCGACACTCGAGTTTTAACTCATCAAAATCGCCACATCCATCAAGCAGCAATGGGTGAAGCCATTCGTCGTGTTCCACGCAGCGGAAATATTACGGCAGTAAATCAAAAAAGAGATTTAAACGATGCTGAAAGAGCAGCATTTGAAAAAGCCAAGAATGCAATTGCAACATCAAAAGTTCAAGAAGAAGTAATTGATGAAGGCGCAGCAGATACTTCATTGGCAGCAAAAGCCAAAAAGTCTGGCATCTCACTTGGAAAACTTCGTAAAGTGTATAATCGTGGGGTGGCTGCTTGGAATTCTGGACATCGTCCAGGAACAACACCACAACAGTGGGGTCATGCTCGTGTAAATTCTTACATCAATAAGGGTAAGACATATTATACAGCAGATAAAGATTTGCGTGAAGATACAGATATTAATGATCTATTTGAAATGCAACTAGTGGGCACGGACGAATACCGAAAGCATGCTATTGCTATGACACCAGGACAAGGAGAAATTGAAGATGCTTTCCCAGTTAAGAGCCCAAATAAGAAACCTGTGGCAGTTCCTGCAAAGAAAGGCGAATCAATCGTCTCTCAATATACAGAGCACACAAATTGCGGAACGCCAGATTGCTGCGGAGAATGCTCTTCGAATGATGAGAATAGAGGAACAAATGAATCAAGTGTTCCAAGATCTTTCAGAGCAATCAGAGAAGCGTCCAAGAAAGAAGAAATAGATCCAACGCCAACTTTGAATACAAAAAGAAAGAAATCTACAAATAATCCACAAACATATAATTCAACTCTTGGTGGATTGATGGTTTCTCCAAAACATTCAATGTTCGAGGCTGACGCAGAAAAGAAGAAAGATTTCATGCCAACACCTCGTCAAGTACCACCACCTCCAGGCGGTCATCCAGTTCCAAAAGGATACAAAAGAGTTAGAGATAATATTGCTGGATGGAAATTGGTCAAAGAAGAAGGCGAACCAGAATTAACATTAGAAGAAGCAGTATCATATCACCTCGAAAATAAAATCTCTTTCACTGAGAATGTTTTCCGTCCAGGATCAGATATGTTCTTTGAAATGATTAGCGAAGCCAAGCGTCTTTATTCTGAAGGTAGATATGAACCGAAAGACGAATGGGAAAAAGATATGTTGGATTCAAACATCGGCGAAATTGCTGAATTTGAAGGTCAACAAGTTGTTCTTGATTATCCTATCGAAGAAGGTCTTGAAGAATGCTGGTCTGGTTACACACAAAAAGGAATGAAGAAAAAGGGTGATAAGATGGTCCCTAACTGTGTTCCTATGAATGAAGAAGATAAAACCAACGGTAAAGGTATCGGCAAGCCATGGCAAGAAGGTGGTGGTGGAGCCGTTTACGTTAAGGTTGGTGACAGCGTCCGCAAGATCAGTTTTAGCAAATCTGGAATGAAGAAAAGGTATATGGATCCAGCAGCTACAAGATCATTTGTCGCTCGTCATCGTTGCTTAACAAATAAAGATAAGACCAGTGCATCCTACTGGGCATGTCGTTGGCCACGTTTCTTCAGTAATTCTGGAAAGATATGGTGGTAAATGGTTGATAAGCCATACATTGACGAAAAACTAAATACTTGGACGTTCTTGCGCACATTTAAGCATGACGTTTTAACTGAAGAATTAGTATGGCATCGCGATGAAAGAGGCAGATATATTGAGGTTTTAGAAGGTATTGGTTGGGAAATACAATTTGATGATCGATTGCCAAGAAAATTAATTAAGGGTGATCACTTTTTTATACCTGCCAAAACCTTTCACAGAATTAAACGTGGAACGACAGACTTAAAGTTAAAAATTGAGGAATTTGATGAAATATCATAATCTAGTTGAACAAGCAGAGACGATGATCAATGAGCAAGCAGAACCTGCTCTTATTGATGCACTCACAAACGTTTTCGCAGATGCCTTTGTTTTTTACTTTAAGGCTCACTCTTTTCATTGGAATGTAATTGGAAAAGATTTTCCTCAATATCATAAGTTCTTCGGTAAAATCTATGAAGGTGTTTTCAGCAATATGGATAAACTCGCTGAGGAGATTCGCGCTTTAAATGCACCAGCTCCGATGAATCTTGCAACATTAATTGCAAATTCTAAGATTATGGAAAATAAAGATACATTAACTGCAACAGAAATGGTTGCTGCTCTTACAGCAGATAATACAAAAATTCTTGCTGGTCTTTTAGCATGCGCAAAAATGGCAGAAGCCGCAGATGAAATTGGACTTAACGACTTTCTCACTCAACTCTATGACGAGCACAAGAAATTGGCTTGGATGTTGTCATCAACTCTAAAGGTTCTATAAATGTCAGAAGCAGCATGGAATAAAGCATTTACTCAGGGTTCTACCGAACTCAAAAATCGCTTAAAGAAAGTTCACGCAAATAATCCAAAGTTTCAATCTTGGTTAAAATCTAGTGGACATGGCGCTGGAGCCAGTGTAAAACAAGCATCAAAAGAAATCAAACCATCTGAAAGAGTGAAAGCACTTCAAACTAAAAGTTTGAAAGCATACGGTGCTACAAAGGGGTTGAAAGTTGGCGGTGAGCATGGTAGCGGAGAAATGAAAGATACAATCGCTCCATTGACTCGCGATCAACATTCTAAAGTTCAGGCTGCTGCGCGTGCTGCTAAAACCGCTGAGAAACCAGCCGCTGCACCAAAAAAACTATTAACAAAAGATCAAAGAATGTCTGCAATTGCTGCTGCTGTTCGTAAAGCGCAAACAAAACACGATGTTCCTACAATGGAACCAGATGATGAAGGTCATGATGATCTAAGAGATCTTCATCAGTCATTGCATATTCGTAAAGGATATAACGAAGAGGCATCTCCAATGATCAAGCCACCTACAAATAGATTTGATAAAAAATCTGATGCCTTTGCTCACGCAGAGAAACATGGCGGTAAGGTATACAAACAAACATATACTGATTCTAAGGGTCAACAAACAGTATCATATTCTGTTAAAAAAGAAGAAGTTGAACTTGAAGAAGGTAGAATGAAAGATATCGTCACCGATCGTCAAGAAAAAGAAAGATTAAAGGCTCAAGATGTATTGGGCGGTCCAGTCAAAACAAGAACAGGAAATGAACCAAAAGGTACGCTTCCACTCGGATTTCGCCAAGCGCGCAATATTGCTCGCAAGGCAATGAAAGCAGGCAAAACAGTCACAGAATCTACCACAGAGGTAAACGAAATGTCATCACATGGTAAAAAACTCGCCAAAATGATCATGGCAAAACAATCAAAGCATCCAATTGCTCAAATGATGGGCGAAGCTGGGGACGAACCAAGACATACAGCCGATGCTGGTGAGTATGATTACGAGGGTGACATGGCAAAGTCTCAATTGCGTAGCATTATGACCAACGCAAAGCGTTTGCACGATATGCTCGAAGATCAAACAAATCTTCCTGAGTGGGTTCAAAGCAAGATCACTCTTGCTGAAGACTATGTTCTCACTGCTGCCAACTATATGGAAGGCGAGATGAACGAAGGGTACGGTGGAAAATTTCCTAAACAATGGCAAAAAGAAATGGAAAAGATTCCATCCACATCAACCGTGGTGCATAAAGATAAAACAGTTGTCACCACTAAAAAAGATGGTAAAGTTGTTGACGTAAAGACAACTAAAAACGAAGAAGTCGAGCAAGTAGATGAGAAAATCAATCTCGTCAAAGCCAAGATGGGCGATGTAATCAAGGACTTCCAGAAGTCTGATGCTCCACAATTTAAAGGTAAGAGCATGGAAAAGCGTCGTGAGATGGCAATTGCTGCTAAACTCGGCGCAGAACGCGAAGTTAAGGAAGAAGTCGAGCAGATTGAAGAGAAGTATATGGGCTTCAAGGCTGTAATGGCTGCTGCAAAGAAAGGCGGTGCTCGTAATCCTGCTGCTGTTGCTGCATCAATCGGTCGTGAGAAGTATGGTAAAGAAAAGTTCCAATCCATGGCTGCTAAAGGTAAGAGAGCCGCAAACGAAGAAACAGAAATTGTTGCTGAAGCAGAAGGTTCTGTTCCAGAAACTCCAAAAGAAAAGGAACTCGCCAAACATCACGGCGATCCAAAGAGAATCACATACGGTGATGTAATCAAGGCTCGCTTAAAGTCAGCCGCTGCAAAGAAGATGGGTAAATAACATGAAGTATCAAGTACAAATCTCATATACAAATCCTTCACACGAGCACGTAACATTACGTCGTCGCGTTGAAAGCGTAACTCGTCTTGTTGAGGCATCAAACGAAAACGAAGCCCTCAATCGCGCAGCAAATCAACAGCGTGCTCTTGGGTTCATGATCAAAGAAGCAAAGGTGTTACAAAAACATGCACAAGTTTCTCTTGATCCAGAAAAAGAAACCAAGAAAAAGAAAATTGTTGGCAACGACAATGAAACCACAGACGTTGGTGCTGCTGGTGTGAAAGAAGAGAAAGGTGGAACTGAATCATATCCACTTCTTAAGAAAGGTGAGAAACTCAAGCCAATGAAGTTGAAGATGGAAGAGGGTTTTGATACCGATCCAAAAGATATCGCTGCATACTTGGTCGATCGTCATGGCAAGGGTAAGGTTACAATGGATCACATTGAAGCCTACGAAAGACGTCGCGATTCACACAGACCAATCGAAAAGCATGAAGTCATGAAGTTTGTCAAGAAGATGAGCGAAGAAGTCGAGCAGATTGATGAACTCAAAAAATCAACACTGGCTTCTTATGTTAACAAAGCAGCAAATCAAGTGCGCGCAAAGTCGGGAATTGCTGCCAGTTTTGAAACACAAGGCGCAAGAAAAAGAAATCCTGAAAATAAATCAGCATATATGGATGTAGCAAAAGATTTTAGACAAGGTGCTAAAAAACGTCTTACTGGTATTGAAAAAGCAACTGCTAAACTAGCCAAAGAAGAAATCGAACTCGATGAAGCCAAAGACGTAACCAAAGATCTTCGCACTTCAATGAAGGCAATGGATCTTCGCCATGGCGTTGATGCGGATAAGCGCGTTGCTGGTTACAAAATGTCACCAGCTGTTCGTGCTGCTCAAAAAAAATCTGATGAACTTTCAAAGGTAGAGAAGAAACCACAGGCTGGAACACTCGCTGCTCAGAAGTCTCGTAAGGCTGCAGAGAAAATGGTAAATAAGGCAAAGACCGTCGCAAATAAAATTAATGTGGCTCCAGCACTTGAAATGGGTAAACCAAATGCTTAAATTTAGCGAATTTTTAAAAGAAGAAAATGAAGATGTGATCGATACTGATGTTCGTCATCTAGAAGAAAATCTAGATGCATTGAATGCAGAACTCGACACTCTTACCACAAAACCATATCAAAACGCCCCTTTAATGCTCGCTCAATTGCGTGGAGTATTAGAGCGTTATGGTATTAATCTTCCACAACAAGCAACGCCAAACTTCTTGAATCTATCCGCAGAGTTGGTTTATACTCTTGGTGATTCAGGAAAGTTTTTATATATCGTTTATGATACAAACGATGATGCTTATGTTGATGGTTATGCTCAAGTTGTTGATGGCGAAGAACTATCAATGCTTGCAAGTTCTGATGTTTTAAACACTGATCGCAATTTAATTGCAGTTCGTCATTCAGATTGGTATCGTAAGAGAGATGACGATTCAGGTGACGATAGCGAATATTAATTTATGTTTGATGATTTAAATGAAGAAAATATATTATTGTATGCAGCAAAAAGTTATGAAAAACCAAACTGCATTCATAGCGAATTTGAAGAAGATTATAAGCGCATCAGGTACATCAAGCGATTATTGCAAAGATATCGTTTAACTGGAAAAATAAAAGAGCGATTAATACTAAATCATATTGTTATTGTACAAAATGTTTTTGGAATTGAAGCCAGTACGAGAATGTTATTCTTTAGAATTGACTGGAGAGACTGGAGCGCATTAAAAACATTTTTAATTTATACTTCTGCAATGCCAAATATTGTGAGAGGCATAAGAAGCAAAGATATAATTTCGAGTGATATACCAATCGACGAATATATTGTAAGTATATTGAGAGGCGTTTAATACTAGACATACTGATTATAAACTAAAATCAAGTATGAGTCAAATATTGGGGACGGATATGTTAAATTTTAAAACATTTATTGTAGAAAATTTCTTGGTAGAGGGTAGAGGCGAAGAAACTGCTCACGGTGGATTTGCCAATGAACACTTTACTGTCAATCATATTAACGAATATGTCAAACATGTCAGTTCTGGCGGTTCTCATGAAAGCGGATTGAAGAAAATTAAAGGTGCCAAATTTGACAAAGGCGCATATAAAAGTGGACACCCAATTAAAAACGCAATTGATGCGATTGGACATAAGCAAGTAGAATCCATTCACGAAGATTCTAAAGACACTGCGCATGCAATCATTAATCATCTCAGAGATAATTATGGATCAAATGTGACAAACTCTCATCATGTTGGTAAAGTCGGTGCTGCTGGTGTAGAAGAAGTTAAGAAATTGACTGGTAAGGCTTCAAATGCTGACGTAGTTCTTTCTACAAAACATCCAAAGAAAGGGGCAGGTCATGCTCTTGCTCACTTGGAGCATGTTGGTGCTTCTTTAAAATACTCAAAGAGTGAAAAAGAAGGTAGTATTAAAATTCACTCACCTAGCATCTCAAATATGGCTAAGATAGTTGATGATCATCATGAACAGATGCATCAAAAATCTGCAGGTGTTTTAAAAGGCGTTGAAGATGCAGTTAAGAAGGGTGTTGAAGAGCAAAGAAATATTGTAAAGAAACACGCAAAAACATTAGAAACTCATTTCAAAAGCAAAGAGTTTTTACAGAATAAAGATAAAAAGCACGTTAAGAAATATCTTGGCAAAGTTGGATCTGCAGAAGATTATAAAAGCGGCAATTTAAATAAGGCTGGCATCAGTTATATCAATAAGAATGAAAAGATGAAGCCAATTTATGATGAGATGAAAGCAGCAAATTTAAAAATGAAACAAAACGTTGCTGGACATCTTCACAGAGGAATTGCTGCTGTTTTAGATCATAAATCAAAAAATCCTAATCATGCTAAGATCAAAGAATCATTAACACGTTCTATTGGAAACGTTCATTCACCAGAAAAGTCTGGATCTCTTCCAACATTCTTAGTTTCTACTGATCGCAGTAGAGGTGTGAAGATTCATGATATTACAAATCACTTTGCAAAACATTTTAGTGGAGCAGACCCGCATAAACATTCTTTCACTAAAGGATCTTCAACTTTTAGAGTTGGTCCAACAAATATTGCTATTGACGCAAGACCATCAACTAGTGCAAGAGCTCCATTAAATAATCCAGTTAATGTTTCAATTTCTGCAGCAGATCTTAAGAAAAAATGAAATCATTTAAAGAATTCATAAAAGAAGATGCACCAGCAAATGCAATGGGCGCAGCAGGAATCAGTAGCGCAGGCACCGCTGTAAATGTTGGAATTGCAGGATTTGATCCTGTGATGGGGAAAATGCTTCGCCGAAAGAAACCAGCAATGTTTGGTGGAAAAAGAGTTTTTAAAGTTCCTTCTGATCGTTATCAAAAAGCATTACAAGGAAAAAAGAAATTTAAACATTATTCAAGTTATGTGGGACGCGATGAACTTGGTGAAGAAATTCAATCATATATTCGCGAAAATCCAGAAGCTCCAGTGATTCTTGAAGATGAAGTGACAGGAGCAATGTTGTTCTTAAAATACGGAAAGAGGTAAACAATGAAAGCAGTAATTTTTGCTGTAACTGCTTTATTATTAGTTGGATGTGAGGATACATATAGATATCCATGTCAAGATCCTGCAAATAAGGATAAGGCAGAATGCAATCTTCCAGCATGTGAAGCCGATGGATTTTGCTACGATAAATTGAATGGCTTACAACAAGAAACTGTTGTGATTGAAGAACAACAACCTTGCAATAGTGAAACGACTGAAACAACTAGTGAAGAAATAGGAGAATAATTATGTTTAAGGGTCCACGTTATACTGAAACTGAATTGATGGCTCGATTGAAATTTACGGTCGGTCTATCATTGGCATTTACATTGACAGGAATTGTGTTTGTAGTTCTCTACTCACTTATCTTTGTTACACAGCCAATGCAACAATCACCAAACGACGCAAAGTTTTTTGAGTTGATTACGCCAATTGCTACTTTCTTAACTGGTATTCTTTCAGGTATTATGTTGGGTAAGAACGAAAAAGAAAATGCTCCCCCAACAGCACCTACACCAGAAGCAACAAAACCAGAAGATTTATTGCCAGAACCTGTAAAGGAAATGGTTGAAGAAGTACAAGATCATATTGCTTGAGGTGGGTCATGAGTTTAAAAGCACTTCAACAAAAGATCGGAGTGACGGCTGACGGTGCGTGGGGTCCAGGAACTCTACGTGCTGCTGCTGCATTCTACAAATTATCACCTGCTAGAGCAGCGCACTTCTTTGGTCAAACTTCTCACGAAACTGGTGGATTCAAAGCATTTAGCGAGAATCTAAATTATGGTGCCAAAGGTTTGATGGGAATATTCAAAAAGTATTTTCCAGATGCTGCGACTGCTGCCAAATATGAAAGAAAACCAGAAGCCATTGCAAATCGTGTGTATGCAAATCGCATGGGCAATGGTCCAGAAAGTTCAGGTGATGGTTGGAAGTATCGCGGTCGTGGTGCATTACAATTAACAGGCAAATCTAATTACGAAGCGTTTGCGAAATACTGCAATCGCCCAGATGTGATGACAAATCCTGATTTGGTTGCAGGTGAACTTGCATTCGAATCAGCAATGTTCTTTTTCGAACGAAACAAACTTTGGAGCATTTGCGATCAAGGAGTGACTGATGCTGCGATATTATCCATTAGTAAGAAAGTTAATGGTGGCACACACGGCTTGGAAGATCGCAAGAATAAGACGAAAACGTACTTCGCGCAGTTAAGTGCTCCTGCTGGTGCTGCTCCGAAAGTTGTGACACCAACAGCATCAAAGGGCATTGTTGTTCCACCTCCTGCGCAACTAGCCGCAGCAGCAAAACCAGCAGCAATCACTTCAGTTAAACCAGATATGCAGCTGACGGAACATTTTAATCTTAAAGAGTTTACCAAATCAGAAACTGCAACTCGCAAAAGAATTGATAATACTCCAAATGCAGCACACGCAGAGAATTTAAAGAATGTATGTGAAAAAATACTTGAGCCTGTTCGCCGTCATTTCGGTAAGCCTGTGCGCATCAATAGTGGGTATCGTGGACCAGCACTTAATGCTGCCGTTGGCGGTTCTAGTAAGTCTCAGCATTGCAATGGCGAAGCGGTAGATTTTGAAATCGACGGACTTCCAAATCCAGATCTTGCCAAATGGGTTGCAGAAAACTGCGAGTTTGATCAAATCATTCTTGAATTCTATGATCCAAAAGAAGGACCAAATAGCGGTTGGGTGCATGCGTCAGTTAAAAGAGACGGAAGCAATCGTAAACAAAAGATGACTGCGGTTACAGTCAACGGAAAAACAGTGTATAAGCCAGGATTTGTTGTATGATAGAAAATTATATTAATCGTGTTGCAATGGCAATTGATAATGCAATGAACGATGTTACTAAATTGCCACAATCTGTGTTTACCATTCCTGGTATGTCATCAAGAGAAAATCGAATATTATTAAATGAATTGATTAAAGAAGATGATAAATACCTAGAAATAGGAGTACATAAAGGTTCTACTTTTGTTTCTGCGATGTATAATAATAACGCAACTGCTGTTGCAATTGACAATTTCTCGCAGTTTGGAAATTATGAGGAAAATAAAAGATGGTTTGATCAGTCTTGTAATGAACATAATATATCTAATTTTACCTTTATTAATGCAGACTGTTTTAATTTAAGTGAAGAGCAGAAAGAAATTGTTAAAGGAACAAATGTATATTTTTATGATGGAGATCACAGGGCTGAAGATCAAGAAAACGCATTAACATATTATCTTGATTTACTTACAAATCAATTTATTTTTATTGTCGACGATTGGAATCATGAGCCTGCAAAAAATGGAACACAAATTGGATTAAATAAATGTGGTCTTAAAGTACATAAAGAGTGGATATTAACAAATCACACTACTTCGAAAAATTGGCATAATGGATTATACGTTGCGGTTTTAGAGAAAACATAAGAGAAATAAATGTCAGCATTAACAAATAACAAATATAATCTAGAAATGTGGCAGGGTGCCACATTTTCAATGACCGTTACTGTCAAAGATGCCAACGCAAACGTCCAGAATTTATCTGGATATACTGCGAGAATGCAAATTCGCACAAGTTATGGTGCAGGATCAGCAACTGAATCACTCACTACTTCTAATGGTGAAATCACCATCACTGCAGCAGAGGGCAACGTTGCACTAGAACTCGCAGCAACAAGAACTGCGAATATTCCTGTTGATTTAAACAGTGATGGAAAGCCACCAAAGACGGTTTATGTTTATGATTTAGAATTGGTTGATGGTAATGGTAAAGTTTCAAAACTTCTTTATGGCGATGTGAATGTTTATGCTGAGGTCACTCGCTAATGTCAGATTATGTAGTTGTAACATCTACAAGTAACACAGTAACCGTAGTAAATCAACCAACTAATATCGTTGTTGGTGATTCAGCAATGCGTGGCGCTCCTGGACCATCAGGTCCGCAAGGAGCACTAACTCCATGGGCAATCAAAACTTCAAATTATACAGCAATTAATGGTGATCGATTAATTGCAAATACAACTACTGGCGCAGGTTCATTTACAATCACATTACCAGCATCTCCAGTTAGTGGAGATTATGTTGTTATTTCTGATGGTGGAAATTGGGGTGCAAATAATTTAACTGTTGCGCGCAATGGATCTACAATTGAAGGTGTTGCTGACGACATTCTTTTAAACTTGAAAGGCGTCACTGTAGAATTTATCTACAATCAAACAACTTGGGAAGTTACAGCAACAACAGGTGCACGTGGTCCATCTGGTGCAACTCAAAACTTACAATCAATTAGTGGTCATGTGATTCCATCAGAAGCAATCACATATGATCTTGGTTCTGCTGAGAAACCATGGCGTGATTTGTATTTAAGTGAAGATACAATTTATTTCAACTCCAGAGGTATCGGTTCTGGTGGAATAAAATTTAGAGTTAAAAGAAATGGTGGAACAAGCCCACCGTATTTCGAAATTATTGATGCGAATAATTCGAATGCACAAACAAATACTGCTATCTTCACATCAAATTGTTGCAACGTCAATGTAATGGCGAATGGATCGTCGACGGTTGACACGCTCAATTTGAATTTTGTAAACACATCTACAATAACTGTAAATGTAACAAGAAGTGGCGCAAACGCAAATATTGCATTCACGACAACTGCAGGTGCCGCTGGTCCTTCTGGTCCACAAGGTTCAGCTGGATCAACTGGTCCATCGGGTCCATCGGGTGCAACTGGTCCTTCTGGTCCTTCTGGCAATGCTAATGCAACAGCAGCAGGAAATACAAGCGAAGTTCAATTTAAAGCATCAAATGGTTCTTTTGATGCAACAGGAAAATATCTATTCTATAAAGAAAATGTGACATTGCAGACAAACATCACAATGGGCAATGTGATGACTGTAAATGGAAATACTTGGGTGTCAAGTAATTCTTTCCATGGACAACTCAGCAATACTCAACAATTCTCTAGAACATTTTATGCTGATTCTGGAACCTCTGTTTATTATGGAGCAAATATTAGCCCTGCTTTCGTTGTTGTAAACGAAAAACCAGTAAAAAAAGAAGCAATGATTCTTGGCAGAGGATTGTCGCCACAATACGCAATTTCTATTTGTGATGAGACTAGTGTTAATACCAACGACATTGCGAATAATTGGAACCAGCTGCGGGCTGCATATCCATCTTTAATTTTCAACTTGCTTCAACCGCTAGGTCCACCATCAGCTGCAGTTAGAGCAGACTTAAAAATTCCTGCATCGTTCGATGCTGATCCAAGAGCGTTTTATTATCAAGTTAACAGAGATACAGGTAATCAGCCCCCAAATACATCAAATTATCTGGAAATAACAAATATTCCAAATGATTCAACTGTGTATTACGTTATTGATAATTCTGGCAGTATGGGAAATGGAAATATTATAGACTCTATATCATTGTTGAATTCAACCGCTGCCACAAAGAATATTTCTCTAGTTTATTTGGGTGATCAAACAACTGAAGATTGGCCAGGTTGGTTTAAAGACGCTCTTAACGCAGAATTTGATTCTGCTGCTAACGTTGATATTTGGCAAATCTCAACATATAAAGACGCAAATGCTAATTTAACAATTTCGACAGGCAATGAATCAGAGTGGACACCACTTATAAGAACTGATTCGCTTGGAACGACTTATGCAAATAACATTCATGTATATACAAAGTCATACTTGAATACTAATGCAAACGTCACGATTCTTGGTGGATCAAATGGTCAACATTTGACAACAGATGGCACTGGAAATTTAAGATGGAGCACTGGAACAGCAGGAGCGCAAGGAGCGCAGGGTCCATCAGGTCCACAAGGTCCTTCTGGTCCACAAGGTGCTGCATCTACTGTTTCTGGTCCGCAAGGTCCACAAGGTGATCCAGGTGGTCCATCTGGTCCACAAGGTCCGCAAGGGGCGCAGGGTCCATCAGGTCCACTAGGATTAACTGGTCCTTCTGGTCCACAAGGTGTTCAAGGTAATGTTGGTGCACAAGGTCCGTCTGGACCGCAGGGAATTGGTCCTTCTGGTCCTCAAGGTGCTCAAGGTTCTCAAGGTGCAACTGGTGATGCAAATACCATCACAACAACCAATGAATCCTCTGCAACTCTATATCCTGTAATGGTTGGTGCTATCGGTTCATCTCAAGTAGCCAAAGCCAATTCAAAATTAAAATTTGTCACTGCGAACAATGCTTTGATTGTTGGTAACTCTGCCATTTCTGTACTTGAAGGTTATGGAAGTCTCGCAGTATTTGGAACTGGATATGCCAATGACACGGTTGTGTTTGGTAATGGTACTCAGTATCAATTGCTCGAATTCATGTGCGGTTATGCTCTAACAAATAGTACAATTGGTGGTGTTCCTGACGCAAACACTATGACGATTAGATCATCTGGTGAAAATGCAGGTAATCTTGCTTTTGCAACAGGAAATGAAGAGCAAGTGCGCATAGATAGAAATGGAAACGTTGGAATTAAGATTGTAAGTCCAGTCTACACGCTGCATGTAAATGGAAATATTCATGCAACTGGAACCGTCACTGAATCATCCGATGTTAGATATAAAACAAATATTATCACTATTGAAAATCCGTTAAATAAAGTATTGTCATTGCGTGGTGTAAACTATAATCGAATTGAAGCAAATAACACAATTTCAAATGATACCTTTATGGGTGTAGTTGCTCAAGAAGTTATGAATGTTATTCCTGAAGTTGTTAGCGGAAATGAAGAGATTGGATATTCAATTTCTTATGGAACCATGGTTGCATTATTAATCGAAGCAATCAAAGAGCAAAACAGAAAAATTAGTGAACTAGAAAATCTAGTTATTAGTTTAAGAGATAATTAAAAATAATGACTCAAAATTTAACAGATATCTTATCATCATCCTTGCCAGTTGGTCCATCTGGTCCGCAAGGCATTGGTCCATCGGGTCCACAAGGTGTGAGTGGTCCTCAAGGCGCACAGGGCGATCCAGGCGGTCCTTCTGGTCCATCTGGTCCTCAGGGAGCGCAAGGTTCAGCATCAACAGTTTCTGGTCCACAAGGTGCGCAAGGTGCACAAGGCGTAAGTGGTCCATCTGGAGCTCAAGGTGCAACTGGTGCTGCTTCAACAGTTTCTGGACCACAGGGTGTTTCTGGTCCAAGTGGTCCACAAGGTGCGCAGGGTTCTGCATCAACAGTTTCTGGTCCATCTGGTGCACAGGGTGCGCAGGGTGTTTCTGGACCACAAGGAGTTTCTGGACCACAAGGTGTTTCTGGTCCATCTGGCGCACAGGGTGTTTCTGGACCACAAGGTGTTTCTGGACCACAAGGTCCACAAGGTGATTTAGGTCCATCTGGTCCAAGTGGTCTACAAGGCACTCAAGGTTCTATTGGTGAAACTGGTGCTCAAGGTCCATCTGGTCCTCAAGGAGAACAAGGTGTCAGTGGTCCACAAGGCGAGCAGGGTGTCAGTGGTCCGCAAGGTGTTTCTGGTCCACAAGGCGAGCAGGGTGTCTCTGGTCCATCTGGTCCACAAGGAAACACTGGCATAAGAGGTCCTCAAGGTGCACAAGGTGTAAGTGGACCACAAGGTCCATCTGGTCCACAAGGTGTTTCTGGTCCAAGTGGTCCACAAGGTGAACAAGGAGTTTCTGGTCCTCAAGGTCCATCTGGTCCTCAAGGAGAGCAGGGTGTCAGCGGTCCACAAGGTCCACAAGGAGAACAAGGCGTCTCTGGTCCTCAAGGCGAACAAGGCGTTTCTGGTCCTCAAGGTCCACAAGGAGCACAAGGTGTAAGTGGACCACAAGGTCCATCTGGTCCACAAGGTGAACAAGGAGTTTCTGGACCTCAAGGTCCTCAAGGCGATTTGGGTCCATCTGGTCCAAGTGGTCCACAAGGTGTCTCTGGTCCGCAAGGTCCAATTGGTGACAGATACGAAACAACAAGTAACACATCATTAACTGTTGGAACAGGAACAAAAACATTAAACGTCGAAACTGGACTTGCATATTCTCTTGCTCAAGTTGTTCGTATCGCAAACACTGCCTCCATTTATATGGAAGGTGCTGTATCTTCTTACAATTCTGGCACAGGATCACTATCAGTTGAATCAACTGTAACAAGTGGATCAGGAACTTATAATGTTTGGGAAGTAAATCTTGCTGGTGCAACTGGCGCAACAGGTGCTCAAGGTCCATCTGGTCCTCAAGGCGAACAAGGCGTTTCTGGTCCTCAAGGTCCACAAGGAGCACAAGGTGTAAGTGGACCACAAGGTTCTCAAGGTGCTGCTTCTACTGTTTCTGGACCACAAGGTCCACAAGGGGCGCAAGGAGTTTCTGGACCGCAAGGAGTAAGTGGTCCTCAAGGTGTTTCTGGTCCACAAGGTGCGCAAGGAGCACAAGGTGTTTCTGGTCCACAAGGCGTGAGTGGTCCTCAAGGTCCGCAAGGTGCGCAAGGTGTCAGCGGTCCACAAGGAGTATCAGGTCCTTCTGGTCCACAGGGTGTTTCTGGACCACAAGGTGTTCTTGGTTCAAGAGTTTATACTGTTGACGCATTTGGAACGAGCAATTATCTCATCAATGGATCAAATGATCCAACGCTTTATTTGCTTCGTGGGTTTTTGTATGAGTTTGAAGTTAATGCAAGTGGGCAACCATTTTGGATTAAGACAGCGCAAACAACAGGAACAGGAGATGCGTATAATACTGGTGTGACAAATAACGGTGATGATGTTGGTACAATTATTTTCCGTGTACCATATGATGCACCAAGCACACTTTATTATATTTCTGAAAATTCTGCATCGATGACTGGTGTCATTTCAATTAGTGACATTGGTCCTTCTGGTCCATCTGGTCCTCAAGGTGTTTCTGGACCGCAAGGAGTAAGTGGTCCTCAAGGTCCACAAGGAGCACAAGGCGTCAGCGGTCCACAAGGTCCGCAGGGTGCGCAAGGTGTTTCTGGTCCACAAGGTCCTCAAGGCGCACAAGGAGTTTCTGGTCCTCAAGGTGTTTCTGGTCCACAAGGTCCGCAAGGTGCACAAGGCGTTAGTGGTCCATCTGGTCCAAGAGGTGTGACTGGTCCACAAGGTCCACAAGGTGCACAAGGAGTTTCTGGACCATCTGGGGCTCAAGGTGTGAGTGGTCCATCTGGTCCATCAAGCACAACAATCACATCAACTGATACACCAAGTGGTGGAACTCTCTATCCTGTAATGGTTGATGGATTAACCAGCGCAACACCAAGAGTTACAACAACTAAATTTAATTTCAATTCAACATCTGGTCAATTAACGTCAAATAGCATGAATTTGATGCAATCATCAAATGGTCAAGCACTAATAATGGCGAACACCACTGGTGCAACCTTCATGACGATGTTGAGTGCAGGTTCTGGCTCAACACCAGTTCCAACAACTACAGTTGGAGCTGGACCAATTAGCATAGTAAGCGGTTCTGCATCAAACGACTTTACTGTGAATATGAGCACAGGTGGATGGTTTAATTTTGCTTGGAATGGGCAAATTGAAGCATACATGAATTCAAGCGGATTGGTGATGATGGGCAATTACATCAATCTAGATGGTGGTCAATTAAGACAAAACGGAGTTGCCATCATTGATTCTGCGGGTAATTGGGTTGGACCATCAACAGGACTTATTGGACCAACTGGTCCTCAAGGAGCACAAGGTCCATCTGGTCCACAAGGAGCAACTGGTGCCACTGGCGCACAAGGTCCATCTGGTCCACAAGGAGCAACTGGTGCCACTGGCGCACAAGGTCCATCTGGTCCACAAGGAGCAACTGGTGCTACTGGCGCACAAGGTCCATCTGGTCCACAAGGAGCAACTGGTGCTACTGGTGCGCAAGGTCCTGCAGGTCCACAAGGAGCGACTGGTGCCACTGGCGCACAAGGTCCATCTGGTCCACAAGGTCCTGGCTCTGATCAAGCGCTTTTCACAACTGATAATGTTCAATTCAATTCATTAGGTATTGCTGGAAGTCCTGGAAATCTTGCATCAGCTAAAGTTGAAGTTACTGCAGGATCAAGCACTGCAATGTTCTTGAACGGTAATGGTCTCTATATATGGTGCTGGTATCAAAGTAGTGACAAGTGCATTATTTTTGCTAATGGTACTATTCTAAACGCAACTGGTGTTTATGGAACACTTTCTGATGCCAGAGAAAAGGAAAACATTGTTGATGCTACACCAAAACTTGAAGGACTATTGCAACTTAAAGTTAGAAATTACAATCTAATTAATAACAGTGCCAAATTTATTGGATTTGTTGCTCAAGAAGTTGAAGAAGTTTTCCCAGGATTAGTCGAAGAGAATGCAAAAAATGCTCTTGATGAAAATGGAAACGTAGTTCAAGTTGGAACAGTCAAATCAGTTAAACAAAGTTTGTTGGTTCCAATGCTTGTAAAAGCAATTCAAGAACAACAAGTAATGATTAATGATTTGAAGTCTAGATTAGACGCCGCTGGGCTGTGACATTAAAATTAGGTTATATTAATGGGAGTAATAATTGAATCTGGAATAACGATTGGAGGTGGCATTACAATTGGCATTGCTGCGGCTCCAATCTCAATTGGAATCTATACAATAACATCTGGAACAAAACTTCCTGTGTTAGGAGTTGCTGGGCAAAGTCCATTTCCTGCGAATGGATGGACTTCAATAGCGTCATCATCAGCTGATGACACATTCGCTACAGTTGCTTTGGGTTTCACGTGGGTTTATAATAATGCGAATTATACCAGTTTTTTCCCAAATTCCAATTATTACATAACATTTGGTTCTGGAAGCACTCAGTTTAATGCACTTGCAAATAACTCACCTTCAATCAATAAAATCTTTTTTGCTGGTGCAGATAATTCATGGCAACGTGTTTCCAGAATTTCATCTGGAACTGATTATCTAAGATTACGATTTGAAGGCACTGCTGCTACAAGTGGCACTGCTGGCAGTCCAAATATGGTATATGAACTTACATTCTTCAACCCAGTTAATACAGCAAATGTTCCTGTGTTTGAATTGTTGATCGGTCGACAAGCCAGAGGAAACTCTAGTGCTGGAATCATATCAGGTCTTTATAGCAACACTGCATTGTTAACTGGTGGAACTTTAGGACCATCTAATAGAGGTGTGAGCGCAAATCAAAGTTATGTTGCAGTTGGTAATGCTACTGGAACATCATGGACTGTGTATACTGGATATTATCTTGCAGGAACAGGCTATTAATAATGAAATCTCTTGAAGAAAAGAAAATGATCGTCAAAATGGCTCGCATGTTTGGTCAGCCAGTTGATCAGGCGTTGATTGAGTCTATTGAACGAGAAGAAAAACTTGCAGCCGCATTTTTCAAAGAAGAAAAGAAAGTTTCTGCACCAATTCCTATTCTTAAAGAAGATGTTTTAACTGAAGTTGCACCAGTAGAATCATTACCGCAGCAATCAGCAAAACCTGCCGAGACTAATTTACAACCACCTGAAGAATATAAAGTTCAACAAGTTGCAAATTATTTAAACACAGTTTCAAATACAAAGAAACCACCATTAGCCACTGCGTTAATGGATAAAGAATTTGAAGCATTACGCAAAACTGTGATGGATTTATTACAAAAAGTCAATACACTATCATGGGGTGGTGGTGGAACAGGTATTGTTCGACTTTGGAACGCTGATGATCTAGACAGAAACTCTGCTCAAAATGGCAGATTTGTTAAGTATCAAGATGGATGGTTTGTATTCGATGAAATTAATCCATATGAGATTGTTCATAACACAACACTCGTCACAACAAATACATATGTTGTAAATGATACTGATTATTATATTGGTGTAGATTTCCCTGGACAAGTTACAATTATTATCCCATCTGAACCGAGTTCTGGTCGAGAAATTGTAATTAAAGATGAATCTGGAAACTGTTCAAATAATCCTATTACAGTTTCTGGTCCAGTGGACAATGACAATAGCGGATTTATACTTGAAGTAGATAACGGAGCAGTGCATATGCTATTCCGTGGAGATTACTGGAGAATTATCTAATGACTTATCTATACAATAAAAATGTAAATGTTCTCAACGCAAATGCGATTGTCAATACGACAAATCCATTTCCTGTGACTGCTGTTGGAGATGGATTAGAAGTTAATGGAATCTCTCCAGACGCTTTCGGCAGAACTCGTGTTTCTGAACTGTTTACTCTTGGCGATTATAAGCATCTCTTTGCGATTGATCCAAACTTTCTTGATGTCACAT